GGAGCAAATACATTATCAGTAATCATTCGTTTTAAGATGAAAGTGCCAGCATTAACTGGTTCAGTGTATTGAGGTGATCTGTCGTAAAAGCCAGATTGCATAGTTGGTTCAGTGTTGAATGGTATGCCGTGTTGCAAACTAGAATATATGATTGGGTGTCTTTTCATTTTCGAAAATATACTTTTTAAAAGATTAGCTTGTGAGGGAGTAACATAATTTTGTGCAGATGCCATAAAAGTGGTAGGATTATTCCATAGTGTAAGTAATATAGCATAAGTGTTAAGAGGAAGAGAGACCTGAGTGGTCATATTTGGAAGAGAAAGTTGGACTTCTTCAAGTGTAAACTTATATGTAATGCCCACAGATTCGTTATAATATTTAATATAATCTAATTCAGTAGCGAATTTAGTACCAATGAAATACCAAAATATGTCAAGAAGCAGACATCTACGCACTGTATATAGAGGTATTAAACAAACAACTCTGCGGTGGTTTCTTAAAGTCTTGATTCTGACTCGGCAGAAACTGATCAAACGTTTAGAAGTGATAGAGATGATATCATGATTGTAATCCCAAAGTTGATGCTTATAGGGTCGAGCACCGTTAGTGTAATAACAAAAATTATTATCTTGGTCGAATGAATAACGATAAAGATCATTTTGTTCATAGAGATTAGTAGGATCGTACGTATAAATCATGATAGGACGACCATATTTCAGGTATTTGTTAAAATCCTTCTTTGTTAGATGATGATCAGTGTCAAGACATGTAAGAATGTGATCTCGTGTGAATTTGTCGTGACGATCTCTTGTATAGTCCATTACGTCGTGTTCAATGACCCTTCCGGAGTCTTTAAGTTGTGTTAAACGATTAATGCCGTAATGGTATCGATCCCCAGCGGAGAGAGTAACATAGTTGTTGAAAGCTTGATTTACTGCTCGTCTATCATTAGCAAGTTCATAATGTAAATTATTCTTGTCGGGTCGGTTTTTGATTTTGATATATAATTCATCAATATTTTTCCTGTGTAATTCTTCCGGATGATCTACGTTGTGCTGTGTTCCTGAGCATAAAATAAAAGCACGAAGTAAGGAACAGTTGCGGTCAAATAATTTTCGCCAGAAGAAAAAGTTTTTAAAATCAAGTCGTTGATAATAATCTTCATAAGATAA